TTTTTTTATTGGGTTAGCTTGTAGTATGCCTCTTTGGTTATTACACGCTTGGACACTAACTCCTTGTAGTAAGCGATGTTGCCTGGAAATAAATCTCGCAGCATCTCTATCTGAGAACTTGTCTCTTGAGCATCTATAATACCTTCAATGGTACTTAAACCTTTTCTAGCCCCTCTTCTTACTTTGCGGAAATGATTAACTAATTTCTTTTGCAAGAACCTGTCTTCGACTTTACCGATTTCATTGTAAATCTTTTGATTGTTGGCTTCAGTATTTAAAGATAAATCTAATCCCATTGATTCAAAAATCTCATCATTGTTTTGTGTCTTATCTTTCGGCAAATTAGGTAAGACTTCTCCTCCTAGCATCAAGTAACCTACCTCCTTAGAACTTAACCCTGCTCGCTTCATTACCTCTGCTGCTTTTTCTGGGCCTTGTCCAGGATATTGTTTTTCTAAAACAAAAGATAAATTCTTGTAGTGCATTTTTTGGCGTTGCATTAATCGTTTATAACTTTCGTTAGCCTTATTGTACTCTTTTTGAAATTGTCCTGGAGTTGATTGCATCTGCTCTAACTCATATCTCAACTTAGTACCCCATGCGTTCTTCTCTTGTCTTAAACTACCATAATCATTGCGAACTTTGTTTTCGCCCGCTAGTTCTACTTCAAAAGCATTTACCCTCCAACCTGCTTGGCGTAGGAAAACTTGATTAGTAGTGTACCTTGCTCCAGGCTTCTGTGCTTTTATTAACTTTTCTACTTCCCTAGCTTGCCCAGGCTTAAACATATCCTCTACAGTATAGTCTATTATTTCACCGAAAGCCTTTATACCTTCTTCTGTAGTAATCTTATCTTCCTTGCCGATTTCCTTTATGTTATATCCACCCTTCAGTAAGCCTAGATAGAAGAAAGCACCTTCTCCCTTGAACTCCTGTAGAATCATTTGTTGTAAATTGGTTTCACTAGTATCATCAAAACCTGCAGTAAAAGCTTGGCTAATCATACGTTGTGGCAATAGGTAAGAAGTATTCATATAATTAAACTTCGTACCATCTGCACTTAATTCCATCATCAATGGAGAGTTCTCATCGTACTCTGGAGTAAATGTTTCTATTAAAGCACTTTTAGTTTCCGAATCTACTCCGTGGCTTTTCTCCCACGAAGACATCCATGCACTCATGCCTCCTATAACTGCCGCGCTACTTGCTGCACGTTTTGCACCCATCCACCTTGAGGCATTTATATCGGGAGGACCCATATCTATTCCTAGATTACTTCCTAGTTTGCCCCTAAATAAATCTTTAATTTGTCTACCTTGGTTATATTGATTTCTTAAAAGCTCCATTGTAAATGTAGCGAACTGCGGTGTAAGGCCTACCTTAGTTGTATATCTTAAAAACGGATTTACTTTATCATAGTTCTGGTAAACATCATTGACTAACTTAGCCGCTGCATTCTTCAAGTTCTCTGCTTGATTTGCTTCACGCATTTTGGGATATACTTTCTTTAATTGCTCTTGCATTTGTTTCCACGCATAGAATCTAAAAGCAGTATCTGGAACTTGATAAGCTTTAGCAAATGGTTCTATCATAGCTCCTACTGGTCCTACCCCACGCTCTAAATTAGAACGTATATCCGATGCAAATATGTTACCTCCCTTGATGCCATATTTTTCTGCATCTTTAATTTGTGCAAGAATTTCTTTAGACATCTTTTGATTGCTTGCAAACATATCAATGTCACTAGCACCAACTCGCAATGCGTTCCACATTGTAGGGGCATCAAACGGATTCATTCCTAATTGCATTACTGTAAAAGCATTACCAGGAATCTGAACCATATATGAAGGTACATTACCTAGAACCTTTACTGCCTTTGATAAACCTATACCAGAGTTCATTACATCCCCCATACCATCTTGAAGGGCATTGATGTTTTTTACTATAAAGTCACTTGCGTATAATTGCTGCACAGCTATATCAACATCTTGAGTAGCGTACAATCCACTTTCTCCACCAAGTAAATGCAATGGTTCTGTACCTTCTACCTGTTTCCTACTAGCAAGACCCATCTGTTCTAGCATTTCTACCATTCTCTTGTCACTAGTTGAGCGTGCAACGAGCTTGGTTAATCTATCAACAGTTCCTCTAGCCTTTTCTCCTGGGTCTCTGATTACGCCCATCATATCCATTAGTGCGAAATTAGTGTCTTCGGTTAAGTTCCTTGCTCTAATCGGAGCGTTTACAGCTTGACCAGATTTCATTCGTTTACCTCGATGTTTAGCTTTAGCTCCAGAAATAATTTTATTTATTATATCTTCTGCTTTTTCTCTATTGTTTGAATACTGTTTTTTATTTCCAAACATTCTTTCAGCACCTTCATAAGTAAAGTCCCCTGTCTCTGGATTAAATTCTTCTATGTCAATATTAACATCTTCTTCACTATCTAGTTGTTTCTTTAATTCTTTAATGGCTTTTTCTTTTTTAGCAGCATCTATTACGAAATTTGCATTAGTATACATCTCGTACTCTCTTGCCATATAAGTGCCATCATCTAAAGATTGCTGTATCTTTGCACGTAGATACATTTTATTTTCTGGAGTCAGTCCTTTAATTGCATCATCGTCAATAAGTTGTATTAAATTTTTCTGTTGCTCGCTTACAAAACTTCTGTACTCACTTAGTGTACCAACTATTTTTTTATCTTGTAATATACTATCTACTTGTCCAGTAGCGAAAAATTTATCAAAGGATGGTTTCGTTGCAGGGTCTAATTCTATCTCCCTAGCAACGGCCTTGGCAGTACGGCTACCTAATGCTTCTCCTGCTTTGATTGCGTTCTTGTAATCTATTCCTATATCTGCGATATTTCTACCGACTAACGAAGGAGTAGCCATAGCTATTTTATTCTTCCAAGCCTGTGGTAACTTGTTATATATTTTACCAAGTGTTCCTACTGAGTCTGGGTTATAATTAAAATTTAATTGCTGTATAGATTCATCCGAGATTAACATATTGCGACTTCTCTCAAACTCTCTATCCAAAACATAGGATGGTGCATTGTGGTCACCCTTGTACCCATCAAATGTAAACTCTTTTGCAGCCGTCTTACCTTCTGGTGTAGTAAATATAATCTGCTCTATCTCATCGGGAGTTTTACCCTTTAGTTTATTAGCTAACTTTTTACCCGCAAAACCTAGACCTGCTCCAAACGTAGCACCTAGACCTGCATATGTAGCAGTTTCGGTAGCACTAGCCATTTTACCTGTGTCTATAATAGATGTAGCTTGAGCCTCGACTGCACCTGTAAGCGCACCTTCTGTCGCTCCGTACTTTATACCCTTTTCGGCTAACTTAGATAAACCCTTACCTGCGCTCTTACCAAGAACCTTTATTGATTGCGCTCCTGGAACAGGTATTAAATTAATTAGACCTGCAGATATTGCACGTCCCCAACTTAGTGTATCTCTGCCTTCTGCTTTCTGTGCAGCAAAACTTCCTACTATACCAGAACCAATAGCACCTACTGCATAACCAATGGCAGTACCTACTCCTGGAAGAATAGCAGTACCTACTGCTGCTCCACCGTATTTGCCTGCTGTACTGATGCCAATCTCTGCACCCATACCACCGACTATACCACCTACGCTTACATCTTCTTCTTCTCGTAAATTCTCTTGAGGTTCGCTAACTTGTATAGCGCCTGTTTTAGCTTCTCTGGCTTCTTTCTTTAATCTAATATAACCTTCTATTATGCCCTGTCCTTTAGGAGATTCTCTTTCTTCTAATGTGGAGTTCCTTATCCATTCCTCTACTTTTTGTAACTGACTTGCCATAGTGCATTATCTTCTACTTCGATTGTTTTCTTCGTAAATTTTCTTTTGCTCTTTGTACTTAACTATAGCGGATTTGTATATAGCATTAGCTTCTTCAAACTTAGCTTCTGCAAGTTTATATGGTTCACTACCACGAGCAAATCCTTTAGCGTACTGTGCTATATATGATTGCTTGTTTGGCTTGTTGGGCTTTACAGGTTCTGATATAGTGGCAAATTTTATTTCATCTGAACTTAATATAGCGTTGCTCTCTACTTGCTCGGTTGACCCTGGTTCTGCGTACTGCAATGGAAATTTATTCATATAAGCTTTTTGAGCTAAATCGCTCATTTGGTCAACTTGGTCTTCAGTAAGCAAAGAACCCGTCCACTCTTCTTCGACTAAAAATTCTTGTTCTACTTCTTGAATGTTTAATTCGTTTACGGGAACTTCGGATGTAGTTCCGTTTGCTTCACCCCCTGCACCTCCTGTAGGTTTGATTCTAGTTAAGCCCAAAGTTTTAGCTATATACTCAACGTCACGTACACCTATAACATTCCTATCGAAGTCTTTTATAGTATACTGCTTAACTAAATCGGGATTACTTCTAATTACTCTATTTGCCTCATAGTCATTACCAGATAAGTAAGCTTCTCTAAATGTGTCCAGGTCTCTTGTGTTTTTCTGTATGTCTTTAATACCTGCAGTTTCATCAATAGTATCCATAATATTTTTACTGTATTGAAGACCTGCGTTATTAATAGCGTTTTTAATCGCAGGGTCGTCGTATTGTTCTGATACCTTCATAAAGGCCATCATTACATCAGACTTACTTACATTATTGTAATCATCTTCGGGTAGACCACTAAATAACATTGAGACTGCCTCGGCAGTTCCTTGAGCAACCTTCGTGTTGTCTTCTCTTAGTTTAGTCTTTTCCCCTATTTCTTTTTGAGTATTCGCAGAATCAATGTACGCAGCTAAGTTATTAAAATCTTGTTGACTAGCATTACCTTGGAGGATGCTCTTAAATGATTTAGATGTAAGATTGTTACCTTCTTCTAACCCTTCAAATAACGCAGGGTTTTCATTGATTGCACCCTGTACTTTAGATGCAGTAATTTGACTCTCTTTCATTTGAGTCTGCATATCCTCAACGGCCTTTATAATGCTTGCGTTTTTAGCTTCTTTAGCTTGAGCGATTTTTCTAACGCCTTCAGCACCTGCTTCAAAAGTCTTATTGTAATCTAATGCGGCTAAAGCTGCATTGTTCTTAGGTCCTTGTGTTACACTAATCATAATCCCATTCCGAATAAATATCTTGAAAACGAATCCTTATCTCCATAATCTACTGAGCTAGGAGCATTTGTATTAAAAGAATTTGTATTTATACCAGAACGTCCTCCACCAAATATATTAGTTATACCACCAAATATATCTTTAACAGTACCGAAAGCTTGCTGCGCTGTACTCAATCCAACGCTAATACCCTCTACAACTTGCTTGGCTTGGTTAAGGTCATTTAGTATACTTTGCGCTTTACTTGGTTCTCGCATTGCTACAGCTGTATCATAGTCTCTTTGCAATGAATTAACAGCCATCTGAGCTTCTTGTAGCCTTTGTTGATTTGCGTAGTCTACAGTACCTAAATCCATAATACCTCCAATATTAAACGGTGTAGTAACTTGTCCTGCTCCTGCTCCATATGGGCTATCTGTACCTATAATACTCATTAAGTCGCCATATAAACCTCTCTCTGCATTCATAGCAGCTATTTGCTGATTAGATGCTTGAGTATCACGTTGCTGTCTAACTTGTGATTCTTCACTAATTTGGTTAGCTAAAGTAAATGGGTCATATTCTCTACCACGACCTGCTCCAAATAAATAAGAACTTTGTTCTAAGGCAGATTGCTCAGATGGACTTAAATCTCCTCTAGCTCTGTCAGCAGAACGTCTAGCTATCTCTTGCTGTGCTTGTAGTGCTTCAGTAGCTCCTGGATATAAGTCTTCTATTTGTTTCCTATAAGGGTCTCCAAACTCAGCCATAAGGTCTAAGTCTGATTGTCTTTTAAGTCTAGTAAGTTGGTCAGTTAAATCCTGTTGCTTACCTGCTAGACCCGCTTGCATATCGAAAGCATCGTCTGCTTGTCCAAGCATGAATTGATTGACTACGTCTTGGAATTGTTCATCGGCTAATCCGCGGCTTTTGCCTGTAGGGAACAAGTCTCTTGCTCCCGCTTCGCCTAATAACATTTCCGCTAATTGATAAGCTGGGTCTAGTTTTGCCATATAGTTTCCTGTTAGTATACCACTTGTATCAATACCTCCTATAGTGCCATATTGGTCTGCGTAATTTCCATCATCTACATAATCTAAAAAGTCTCCTGTTGAGGGTTGGCCTGCATCACCTTCATTATTTGCATCTGGGATAATCTGATACCCACCTTCTCTAGGTTGTATTGGTTTGCGCTTCCCGTACTCTATATCAAATGTACCTTTTGCTGTACCCATAGCATCAAAGAAATCATCTAGTCCTAGCATTCCTTCAAGTACATCTCCTTGTAGCCCTTCTTCGTATTCCGAGAATAAGTTAGATATATCTTCCTGCTTTAATAAACCTTTAGTATCTTCAACTGCAAATTCTGGGAGTGTATATGTACCTTGTAATCTAGCTCTTTCGGCATCAAATAAACTCTCTAGGTTTCCTTGTTCAGTAAGAATATCAAAGTCCTCTGGAAAATATCCTTGGTCGCTAAACATTTCAAATCTATCTCGTGCCGCTTGCTCTATCTCAGCTAAGTTAGCTAGTGATGTAGCAGGTGTAACACTAAAGTCTGGCATTGTATAAGTCGGAAGTATACTACCTTTCCTTGTAGTGTATTCGGTTTCTAGGTTTCCTAATGCTTCATAGTATTCTGTAGTGCTAAGATAACCACTATTGTAATACTCATCTATTCTTGTTAGCTCATTTTGGTACGCAGTATCTATTTCTGTAAAGTCATCTCCTTCTTGTAAGTCGCCATATACACTAAAGTCTGGCAACTCATATACTGGAGCTATGCCTTTTCTAGCTTCATTGTAAGATGATTCTAGGGTACTTAATTCATCGATGTATTCAGAGGCAGTTATATATCCAAGTTGAGCATTTAAATCTAGTGCATCTCTAGCAGTATTATAATCTGCATCTATAGCACTAAAGTCTTCTCCAGGTTCTAGCTTAGTATCGTATACTGTAAAGTCTGGTGCTTCGTATACTGGTGTAATATCTTGTTTCTTTGTATCGTACGCAGATTCTATCTGAGCCTCAAGGGCATCATGTTCTTCTCTAGTAATGTAATCATTATCTAAGAAACCTTGTAACTCATTTAAAAATTCTTCTTTCTCTGCATCGAGATTAGTAAATCCACCTTCAGCATCAAGTTCGGATACAGTAAACTTTGGCAATTCATAGGCAGGTATAATGACATCTTTCCTTGTATTGTATGCAGTATTTAAGTCGGCAACATTTGCATCGTATTCTTCTTGGGTAATGTACTCATTGTCTAAGAAACTATCCAATGTAAACATAGCTTGCTCATAAGATGTATTTAATCCAGTAAGGTCTCCTTCTGCTATTACGTTAAAGTCTGGTGCTTCGTATGTAGGAACATACAGATTCTCTCTACGCATTTCTGCCATACTTTGGGCAAATGCTATTTGAGATGCTTTCATCTCTTCATCTAAGTCGGAGTCATTGATGCCCTGTATATATGATTCAAGACCAGTATCTAAGTCAATAATATCATCATATAAAGTAACATCAAAACCACTACCAATTACAGATATAGTTCCTGTTAAGTTTAGTATATCTTCTTCCTTCTCACCTATAGTTGTACTTAATCCTGCATTTTCGTTTTTAAGTCCATCTATTTCATTTTGCTTATCTGCGTTTGCCGCCTCTAAAGTAAATATTTGAGTACCATTATTTCTAATACTAGCAATAATAGTATCAAAATTTAAAGCTTGCTCTGCACTAATGTTTCCTGCTTTTTCTGCAGCATCTACATAATTTTGGTAACCATCAAGGTAAGCATCTAGTGCAGCTTGATTAGTGGCAGTTATATTAAACTCTGGTAATGAAAATGTTTGTAAGCCTTCTACATCTTCTCTTAAACCTCGTATTGTTTCATCGGTATCAGTTTTTAAGGTATTGTATTGCGCTGTTTTATTTATAGAATTATACAACCAAGCTTCTCTTGATTGCCAATACTCTACAGCGTACCTGTAGTCGTCCATTAGGTCGTCTATTTGTGATTCAGTAAGAACAGAGTTTCCCTCGGCATCATAAAACTCCTCTCGTTTCATAGATACTAATTGCTCTCTTAAAGATTTCCTGTACTCATAATCAGTACCTGTCCATTCGGCAGGTACATCGGGCATTCTCCAAACATCGCCATACGCACCTTCGAGGTCAATATTTTCAGAATAATAATCAACAGATTTTAAGTCTGCCACAAAATCACCCCCTGTTACTCTCATATCGGGTAACTCGTAGTCTGTATACTGAGCCTGCAACTCATTGTACTTATTGTTTAAAGTTTCTTCTGATTGAGCCGCATCTGCGTTTGCATCATTGAAAGCTTTTTGTCCCAGGACTAATTCAGATGCGCTATTGTATAAAGCATTATATTGCTCTTGATTAATTAATTCTGCATTTAAATCATTATCCAGAGCCGTTTGATATGCACTTAATGTACCATCTAAATCTTCAGCGGCTACGCCTTCAACGGTAAAGTCTGGTAGTGTATAGGTTTCTAGTTCTCCGATACGAGATTGTGCTTCTGATAAGTCCCCTTCATGTTTCTTAGATTCACTCTTCCAAAATGCTCTACTTTGTCTTGCAAAAATTGCTCTCTCTACATCGTTAACTACATTAGTTATTTGTTCTTGTGTAAGAATGCCGTCATCTATTAACTGCTGTTCATAATCTTCTACCCAAGCATCTCTAGCAGAAACTTGCTCTAATCCTAATGGGTTTTCAAAGTAATTTTTTTCGTTACTATATACGTACCCCATTGTTTCCATAGCACTAAATACATTAAAGTCTGGTAATACATACGCTTGGTTAGCTTCTAAATCTGCTTTAGTAGTATTATACTTACCTTCAAATTCAGTAGCTTGAGCTTCAAATGAAGCAGCGGAATCTTGTGCAGTCTTTAAGTCTGCTTGCAATCCTGTTATTGTTGTATCTGTAGATGTTTGCAATGAAGCAATATCTTGTGTAGCTTTATATACATCAAATGTATTACCTGCTAATGACTTTTCTAAGTCTCCTTGCTCTGACGTAATTTCTCCTTCACTAACCATTCGGTCTATCTCTGTATTGAAATCATTTAATTGACCTTGTGCGCCCTGTATATCAGTAGCAGTAACCTCAAAGTTATCTAGCTCTATATATTTACTTGCTTCAAGGTCTGCTATTGTTAGCTTATTTGCTTCCAATGTTTCATTAGCAGTAGTTAGTGCATCATTAGCTGTATTATATAAACCTAAGTATTTTTGATAGTTATCATAATTATCTTTTTGCGCAGTTTCTGCAATGCCTAAATCTGTTTCTGATTGTGCTAAAGCAGCTACATTAGCTAATATTTGGTCTGCATTTGATGCAGATAAAAAGTTTCCAAACTCTTCTGTAGTGCCTTTAATAACTTCATTAACAAAGTTTTGCATATAAGCACCTGAGTCTTCTGCATTCAAATATGCAGTTACATTAAACTCTGGTATTTCGTAATCTTCTATCTTATCTATTCTAGCCTGTAAATCAGTAGCCGTCTGTGATGCTGCACCTTCACGTTGTATTGCGGCATCTCTAGCATTTTCTGCTGTAGTAATTGCTATATTTTTATAAGTTAAAGTATTTATTTCCGATATCTTTGAATTGTAAATAGCATTTGCTAAATCAATCTCGTATTGCTTTTGTCCTTCAGATAAATCGGCTGCATTAATGATATTCATTCGTGCAGTTAATTGAGCATTTAAAGCCCTAGCATTACTACCAGTTACTGTAAATACACCTAAATCTACAAAGTCGCTTGTAGCTTCTGCTTGTGCATCAAGTATTAATTGTTGAGATGTAGAATCTAAATTTAAAAAAGCTTCTCTTGATGCAAATAAATTGTAAGCACTATCTTTTAGAAATTCTCTTGTCTGGAAATCAAAACCCGATTCATCGATAGCATCTAACCTATCTTGATATGCGTTATTTAAATCTGTACTGTTATCATATTCAATTACAGTAAATTCTCCTATATCATAAAATTGTGTAGCACCAGATAAATCTGTACCATCAACAGCATCTAAATCAATGTCTTCAATGCTTTCATACTCAAATGAATTTATATAAGACGGTTCGTTGGATGCGTTATAAAAAGGACTGCTATCCCTCCATTCTCCTTCTTTTTGCTCTAGAGTCATGCCTATAATCGTTTCAGCATTTCCGTCATATCTATCAACTGTCCCTATATTAAAATCACTTCCTATAAAATAAGATTTATCTATAGCAGTAGCTTCTGCTTCAGTTATTTCTCCTTGTTCTAGTAAAGATTTTAAAATTTTATGCCTAGAATCTCTATCAATCAAAGGTTGTTTTGCTTTAGCAGGAGTCATGGACGTTACCCCTTGAGAGTAGTCTACAACTCTAGGTACGTACTTTAATTCATTAAATGAATATTCTCTAAACAAATACTCTCCTGTATTTTCATTATATCTATTAGGGTCATAGTCTTCCTCAAAACCATAAACATTATCTCTTACAACTGTAGGTACTCCGTTTTCTTCAGCTACTACTGTAAATGGTCTTAGCTCAAATACGCTATCTTGTGTAAAATCTTCTTTGTATACATTGTTACTTGGTAATACATTAAAATTCTCATCGGTAAAACCACCTGCTATAAGGATGTTTTCTAAACTAGGTACAGCAAAATAATCTTCACCAAACATAGCTGCGTAAGATTGATTCATTGTAGCGAAATCTGCCGCTTTTTGAGCTCTATCACCAGGAGAGTTTGAAAAGAAATTAGCCCCAGATAATACGATTGTATCTGGTAAAACAAATAAATCTAAATCTTCTTGCTCGAAACCTGCATATTTTTTTAAATAATAATCACCTACCTCTGCATCTAAAGCTTGAATAGCATCTTGAGTAGCCTGTACACCGAAATCTCTTGGGTTTGCCGAAACATATTCTTTAAGGTCAGCGTATTCTATTTTACCTGTAAAAGCTAATTCTTTTAATATTTCTTTATTAATTGTTCTATCTGAAGACAATAAAGCTTCTACGGTCAAAGATGGAAATGTATATAAATCATCTCTAGTTCCTGGTAAGTCGGACAATCTAGCTTGCTCAAATCCATAAGTAACTCCAGACATTGGGTCGTAAACAAAGTCATCACCTTGCTCGTTTGTTCGGTACTCAAAGGCACTAGCTACTACTGGTTGGTCTGGCATTGTTATATAATCTCCTTCTTCTACATAATTAACTGCATAAAAACTTGCATCCGATGTAGTCTCAAAGTCTACACCCTCTGTAAATTGCGTACCTTCAGCACCTTCACTTATTAAGTAATCAAAACCTGCTTCGTATTCTGACTCCGTAATGTTTGGAAATGCTTCTTTTAATCTATCTATTGTTTCTAAATCAAAATAAAATTCATTGTTTTCCCCAAATCCCACTTTGTCATTTACTTCAAATGTTCCCCCTAGTTGTTTGTATAAAACATCAAGTCCGTTTTCTGGGTCATATTTTTCTCCTCTATTTATTGAACTTTGTACTTGGTCATTTAGTACAGCTATGATTTCCGCAGGTTGCATTCTATCCATAGGCTTGTTGGTAATTTCTTCTAGATAAGAACTTAAAGAAGATAAATATTTAGCAGACAAGCCACCTTTATTAGCGCTATCTAGTAAGACATCAAAACCAGTCTTACCAGGCTCGGATACTGAATCGTCTTCAAAGTAATTATCTAATGCACTTCTCCAATAAGATATATCTGCTTCTTGTACATTATTAGGGTCTATACCTTTATTCTCTAAATACCTTACCCAATCCTTTGCACTTTGCGGACCCATTGCTGCTGAAATGCCATTAGCTAAACCCGATACTGGATAACCTCTAAAAATAGCATTATCTATAATCATTTGAGTTAAACCAGGGCCGAATATCTTTTGACCCGCTACTCCAAGTCCTTGAACATATGAGCTTATACTATCAAGCATCCCTATTGCACCAGTTCTTCTGTTTGATTCTACTCCTTCAAATTTACCTTCTTCTGATTGCTCTTGTACTGCATCTAAAATATTACCTTCCAATAAAGCATCAGCAATGTTTTCAAATATATTTTCACCAGTTGGGTCAAATTTTCCTAACTGTGTACCACCCATTCCCGCTAATGATAATGTTGCTTCTGGGTTGTGAAAAGGCATTAAGTATTTAGTTTTATCTGCTATTCCTTCTAGAATTGGTTCTCCATCTTTATCAACAAATTTTTGATTAAGTATTTCAGCCGCCATTTCGTGAATATTTAAATTAGGAAAATCAAATCCTAATCCAGTTAGCTTATTAGCTATTCTCTCTATACCATTTACTACATAATTATAACCCGCTTGAGTAACATACAAAGATGTTCCTACGCCAGACATACCTAGCAAATCTAACGCAATGGCTACAAAATAACCAGATGAACTTATAGTTTCTCCTGTGTTTTGACCAAATGATAAATCTATTTTATTAACAGAATCGTTTACATCATCTTCTGTTATTTTATCTACTCCATAAGCAAAGTCATTTATCAAGTCTTGGTCTACTATGTATTTTCCGTAATCTGGATTGTCTACTACATCTCCGTATCCTGTTGTACTTGGAGTATAACCCATAGATTCGTCTAATATAATAGTTTGTCTTTCATCTATTATATTTGGGTTATTAAACCTTCCATCATAATAGTCACTATCAACGAAATCCTGTAAAGCTACATCAAACCTATTTCTAAAATCTTCTAAATCAGCTGCTTGATTTATTTCTCTTATTTCTGCATTACTAAATCCGTGCGCCCTTGAAACGGTATTTTGTATATTATCAGAAGCTCTCTTGTGTTGCAAGTAGTCTAATTCTTTTACAAAAGTTCTTAAATAAACTTCTGCTTCTCCTAAGTTTTTAGGGTCGGAATAAATGTCTAATATTTTTTGCCTTGTAACAGATGGGTTTGCATCTGGAGTAATTTCTCCATTTTGACTTAAATCTAATAAACCATCTTCACCAAAAGCATCACTAACAAGTTTGTCTGAATCAATTCCTATAGAATTTAAATAAGATTTATCTTCAACAGTAAAAGCATCAGTAAATATATCTTTATCTAATACCTCAAAAATAGCATTAACTTCATCAAAGCCTAAAGAAAATCCACCATAACCTAAGTTTTCGGTTTCGGTGATACCCATGTTACCTAAGTCTGTTTCAAATTCTTGAAAATCGAAACCTCCCCCAGATAAACTTCCGTCAAAATTTAATCCTTCTGGCATCCACCAAGTGTTACTCGGTGAATAAGTATCCATCATCCAGTCATAACCGTCTTGACTGCCGTATCCCATATTATTCTCCTATTGCTTGATAATAAATACTATTTACGTCTGCACTATGGTCTACAATAACCGTTGTAGTGCTTGCTGAATTTATTGAAACTGCATATGGGGGCGTATCATCACTATCTACTGCGGTTACAACTACCGATATTAATGTAGAAAAAGCTATTGTGCTATCAAAGTTTATAGTTGTCTGTGTACTTGTTGCAGTCGTTGAACCAAATTTCATAATCAGTCCATTAGGTAATTGCGTATATCTTGTTGTATTATCTACAGATTGTGGCACGTGATTAGGTGCTGAATCTACATAATCCTTAACTGCTTTAGCGCTTGGTATCGTATCATCACTAGAACTTACAACACTTAAATTAGTATCAATATCTACTTCTTCTATTACACCAGAACCCGATGTTACTCTTCCTAGTAATTTACCTGCATCTGTAACATATTGCATTTTTGCATATGTAACACCATCTGTAGTACCTGTAGAATCTGGTAGCTTGGCAGTAGTAATAGCATCATCTTGTATTTTTTCAGTAGATATACCTGTATTCGCATCAGTAGATGTTTCTAACAAGGCAGTAGTAATCGCCCCATTAGTAATTGTAACTACTCCTGTATTTACAGTAAATGTATTACTAAACGAATCACTTGCTAAAAGTAAATTGTCTGTAATTTCATTAAGACTTGTAGCCGTAATAACGTCTCCATTTGAAAAATTGTTTCTACCTGTAAATTTCGCCATATTATTCTGCTTTGTTTTGTGAACGGAAAGTTAAAGCTCCCGCAATTTGAAATTGACTAAGAGTAAATCGACCGCTAAAGTTTTGTATGTCTGCTTGCGCTCCATAAGCTCTTAGATTACCTATTCTATCACGGAAGGAAACCCCTTCGTAATTACTAGGTCTATATTCTTTTGGGCCTCCAACTCTGTCACGGTTTTCTGTTTGTATCGTTACGGTAACAATAGTATCTGCATTGGTAGCATTACTTATAACAACTTCATAATTGTTCCATTTTTTTCTATCTATAGTTCCTAAATTATATTGTCTTGTTATTATTCTCGAATTTATATTAGTAAGTTGTGCAGAGCCTCCAATTTCAACTATAGTTGAATCTTGAGAATCAGAATCGTTAGCTTCTAATTGATGAACTCCACCTAAGGAATTAACTGCGTATACTCCACGTTTTGTTCCAGTTCCCGCAACTATTAACTTATCCATAAAAAATCCAGTATTATTAACTTTATCAAGACTTTCCCAAGCTTTATTCAAAAAATTGTAAACGATAACTCTTGTGTTGTTTCCAGATGAACCTATAGGAACAGCGATGTAATATCTATTGTCAAAATATACAGCACTAGATTTATGCCAATTATCTTTATCTATGCCTTGTATCGTATTATCTATTGCAGAACTCAAAGGAACATCATTACCTCTTAAATTATATAGGTCTTGGAAGTTAACTCCATATACTCCACTATCTGAAAGAAATAGTATTTGATTACCAACTTGTACAATAGAATCTTTTGCGACTAATCCAATTTCTTTTGTTAAAACTTGAACTCTTGCTTCTTGAAAGTTAAAGCTATCTACTCCTGTTACAATAGAAATGCTTTTTCTGTTAAACATCAATAACTTATCATCGGCAAAAGAAAACGCAGCTACAAAAGAATCATTAGCACCACCTGCTGTTACAAATGTTCCATATGTAGTATCGAACTTTTCTCCGTTAAACGGAAAGGAAATTAATAATTCATCCGTTACATTTCTTGCTGTGTAGCTATCTTCTCCTGCATTAACCGTAAACTTATATGGTACTACCAATCTATTGCGATGAAGTATCGCATCTTCGGGTGCAGGAGCGTGTATAAACCCTGCTCCTCCAGATACTCTACCTATAACATCTAATGAATCATTACTGACATCATCTACTTCAGCATAAAAAGATATACTTGTTGTTGTGCTTTCTGCTACTTGATAAGTATCACCATCTGTTAATCCAGAGTTATTTGCATCAATAATTACAATTTCATCGCCTGTTGCTAATGCACCAAACCCAGTATTTGTAATTCCTGTGAGTTCTACTAAGCCATCTGTAATATCTGCAGTACCAGACTTTAAAGTAGGTTGTGTAAATGTACCGCTTTCTTGTTTAATAAAAGCATTTGAAAAATTAATATCCCAAGCCATTGGGACGTGACCCTTTTCAAAAATAAAAACTTTATCAAAAGCTTGTAATACAGTTACAGTATTTTCGTTAAGAACGTGACCACTAGGGTAAGCAATAGTAGTATTTGACCCATCACTAATTTTTACTGCTACTGCAGCTGAAGTACCCGCTAATAATATATACTCTTCATCGCTATTAGCAGGGTCTACAAAATTATTAGAACCTACTACTCTAGTATTTTGTGCATTAGATAATATAGGACCCGTTACCTTCCAAGTTGTATTTGATATGTTTCTAGTAGCGAAATCATTATTAGGAAAAGTAAAATCTACATCAGTCCCAGAAGCGCTAGAAGTCATATTATAATTTCCATCAATAAAATCTGTAAAATTATTATCGGGGTCTGCTGTAAGTGTTAGACCATAAATCCCTGTTGTGTATCCTGCATTACTTCCACCACCAGATACCAATAATTCAAGTCTATCTCCACCTAATATAGTTGTGCTACGAGCAACAAAATTTGTACCTGGAGGGTAAGGGTCTAAATTAAAAGGTAATGTTAATTGACTTGTTCCTACTGTAGTAAAAGGGGCAGATAAAACATTAACAGTTTTTCTCTTTGAAACCACTCCATTTGTGTCAAACCTAACATTTTCAGAAAGCTGTAACATACCAGGCTCTAACGAATCTGGTCTTGACCTGTTGTTAAAACCTCTAAATGTAGTGTCTGAATCCTCTATTATTTGGTCATCAGTAGCACCATATGTATCGTAGCGAGCCATTCATTCTAACCGCGCATTCCTGGCATTGGAGGACGAGGCATACCTCCACCTTGTCCCATTTGAGGGCGAGGCATAGGAGGACGTGGCATAGCACCACCTTGAGCCATCTGTGGTCTACCTTGTGGGGCCTGTGGTCTCGCTTGTGGTCGTGCTTGTGGTCGTGCTTGTGCAGGTCCACCAGATAGCTTCTTCTCTAATGCAGAGATACGTTGCTCTAGCTTAGCTATTTTGCTACCACCTGTAGCCTTTGGGGCTTTGGGGCTTTTTGCAGCAGTTTTCTTTTTAGTTGGTTTTTTTACAGCCATATTATTTTTTCTTTTTCATTGCACGCCCTTTAGACTTAGCAGCCTTTGATGGTCGTCCAACTTTTGTTCCGTATGTTCCTTTTCCGTAGGGCATGATATTATTTGATTTGAGATGAACCAAAGTAGAATCCTACAATGGCAAGTAAGGTTTGTCTAACTTCGGGTAGTATAACATAACCTGCAAGGGTTTCCCAAGTTGACCATTGAAAAAATAAAAAGTTTTTTGCCTCTAGTACAGTTACACCTCTGTCAGTAAATGCTAAAATAAAAGGTACTAATATAAGTGCAAATAAAATAGCTCCTACAATAGTTCTTCTTACTATGACCCCACCGTTCCTAGCAGCAGCTCTATCTGCACTAGAGTCAGCCATATCTTGTTTTTCTAGAATTGTTTGTACAGTTGCCCTCTGAGCTTCTACTAAACTTCCAATAAGCTTAAATACAAAGCCCATTGCTCCACCTAATCCTAATGCTTGTAAATCGTCCATTATTTTTTACTCCTTACTTTTGCCGCAGGTGTATTTTTTACTACGGTTTTTTTACTTTGTTTCTTTTTCTTTGCAGTAGCTGCTCGCTGAGACTGCGATAAACTCTTGGCTTTAGCCATTGGAAGGCATCTGTCTGGGTTTTTCTTGTTTTTAGATGTACCGCAAGCCCCCTTAATCTTTCCGTCAGTTCCGATGCGAACCCAATTTTGGTCTCTCCATTTTTTGAGTTCACCCATTACTTCTTCTTTCTTTTCTTACCCTTTGCTCCTTTAGCGTAGTTAGGGTCTTTGCAATACTTAGATGCAGCCATATTAGCATAAGCACTAGGGTATGTATCAAATGTACGCCTAGCCCAAGCTTTACCTGCAGAGCATATTTTGTTTCCTTTTTTCTTAGAAGCCATTATACCTTTCTCCGTTTGTTAGAAACAGTTTTTCTTTGCGGTACTTTTTTAGCCGCGCATTCTGTGCAACATCCTCCGTGCATTAGCATTTCCACCTCCGTCTTGCTTGTCTTAGTCTTGAATTAGGGTCTTTTGCAGCTTTAGGAAACTTCTTCATCTGTCCTGCACTTCTAGCGCAATAAGACTTTCTACGTTTAGCATCCTTGCTACCTTTCTTAGGATTGCCTGTAACGGCAGTTTTGAGCTTAGACCCAGGGTTCTTACGCTTGTAAGCTTCTACCCCCTTCTTGGTCATTCCTGCGCCTTGCTTGGTTGGTCTATAGTTACCACCCTTGCTAGTCGTACGTCTAATCGGATTTTCCTTTTTTCTGCTCATCTATAAGTTTTTTTATTCCTAAAATTGTATGCACTATTGTACCAATAGAGGCAATACTAGCTAATATTAAACTTACGTCCATTAACCCCCAAGATGCTAATACACCAAAAAAAGATACCGATAGTCTATTAGCTAGGTCTTCCATCATGAATACAATACAAAAGGGTTATAAAAAAGTCCTGCACCACTTGGTGTAGGTGCAGATACTGGTGTTAAGTAATCTTGGTTTTCTCCGAAGAACATTTCAAATGATAATCTTCTATTTGTTCCTGCTTGAAGGGTAACTGTTTTTTCTATCTTCTTAAATTGTGCAAACTCTGACTGTAGATAAGGTGTTATACTTTGAATTGTTGAAGTAGTATTATATCTAACAGGATACTCTGTATTGCCACTTGCTGTTATATCGTCACCTAATCCAGACCAATGGTTTGCATTTCCAGTACCTGTGTAAAAACTAAACATCTGACCATCCTCTTTGATATACATAGCATTTACATAATTGCTACTACCTGTATTTTGGTTAATATAGCAACCTACTACATTTAAATCCCTAAGTTGGTCATCACTAGGTATCCTAACATATGCACCAAATGTAACTGTAGTTGCACTATCTGGTACTGCTACACCCTGTGACCATCCTTGTCTTGTCCAAGTACCACCATCTGGATAAGTTCCTGGAGTAGCAGTAAAGGACATACCACTTAGTGGAAAACTTCTAGCATTATTTGTATTTGTATTAGTAGTATTACCTGGAAAGTTTGTACCAGAACCAAATAACTTTAACACTTTGGGTTGGTCATCTAAAGAACCACCACCTAAATCTTTAAATGCAGGAAAGTTTGCAAGAAATGAATTACCTACATATGTTTTGTAATCAAAGTCAGATGTAAATAACTGACCAAAGTGACCCCACTTATTAAAGTATACTACACCATTAAAAGCATTACCAAATGGTGGAGATTCTGCTACATCAAATGTAGGATTCTCTAATGCGTTACCAGGTACACTAGGGGGCAAATAGGGACTACCTGCAGAGTTGCCGTCTAATGCACTCCAAGCAGAAGCAAGGCTTCCGTCTAGTACATCAACGGTAGAACCTAGTGGGGAACGTTCCATTAGTCAGTAAATTCTGTAGCGGCTATAATAGCTGTACCTCCAACGGAGATAAATTTAGCAGCTTCGGCTGTTTCTATATTCCAAGTGTAACTACGTCCTGCGTATAGGATATGACCTAAGTCATCAGCAGGTGTCTCTCCTGTATATGTTACATATACATCGTTGTCTTGTACATCTAATACAATGTAACGAGTTCTTGTGTCGTATGTAGTTTGGAATGAAGTGGCTGCTCCTGTACCAACAGATAGCATCTCCATTGTTCCTACAGAGTTATTTACAAATGGATATAAGTTTGATACTCTTGAGTTTGGCATAATTATCGTGATTGTCTACTTACGTAGGTTGAAAATCTCATGTTTGCGTTGTTATTGTTGCTGATTATATCATTGCGTTCAAGTTGCAAATCTAATGCTCCTTTAGCAGTTTGTTCTTCTAAAAGTGCTTTTTGATGCTGACCATCCATACGTAAAAAATCTGCATATGCAGTATGAGCAATAAATGCAAAAAACTCTTCTGGAACTTTTTCTGTAGATGTATCGTAATCAGAACTTGTAGTAAAAGCAGTAAATGGTTTTTTATAAGTTACATAGGCATAACCAGTTGCACTAGAATTATTATCAAAGTTTAAAATTTCTGCACCATCTTCAGTTACTATAAAATCATATTCATCTGCTCCTCTACTTAAATATGGTTCAGTTCTATGTATTCTTATAAATTCTCCTATTGTTTGTAAGCTTGATGATGTTACTGCACTATTTAATATAGGCAAAGAAAGACTTGTAAACTGTACTAAATTTACGGAATCAAAAGTTTTTGCTATTGCAGCAGTTCCTCCTAATCCAGAACCTCTCCAAGCTTTTACTTTTTCTGGAGAGTCGTATACTGAGTCATCTAAATAATTTGTTCCTGTATAGTCCTGTATAGCATCATCAGTAGAACTGCTATATGTAATTACACCTGTAATGGGGTTAGTTGTAAAAACTGTATCACTAACAATACCCGCCCAATATTTATCGCCAGTTCCTATACTTCTAACATAGCCAAAATTTTTATCTGCTGTATCTAAATAAAAATTAATTCCATTTTGGTCTTTACCTAAAACTGTAAAGTATTTGGTATTTTCTTTAAAGTTACTTACAGCTCTTTTTTCTCCTGTAACCAAATATCGAACCCATATAGGACTCTCATTGTAAGCTTGAAAAAACCTACGGTTAATAAATCTAGATATATCATTTTGTTCTTCAGCAGTAAATGAATTAACACCTGCTAATGATTTTATTAACTTAAATAATTCTCCGTAAGTTCTAGTTTGCATTATATTTTATTAGGCGACAAATCAGAAAAATTCTTCTGATAATATTGTAAAAAATTCTTAGAATGCACTTCCTCGTGTCCGTACTTACCTGTAAGTCTAAAAAATTCTCTTGCAGGCATTGTTGCTACGCATCGGCCCAGAACAGGGTGCGTTTTTCCTTTAGTGTCTTGTGCTTCTTTTCGTGCTTGTTGTACACGCAAATGCTCGGTTTCTTTTTCTAACTTGAAACCACTTTTAATTTCATTCATAAAAGCTTCGTCCAACTCTCCGTCAGTAAAGCTTCTAGGTATATCTGTAATGATGTCTGACATAAATAAAATGGCAGGGGGCTTTCGCCCCCGAACCAAAATAATATTATCCGTTTAAACGTCTAATAGCTAATTGAAGTGTAAGTTTACCAGAGGTGCTTACATCTAATGCTGATGCTGAGATAACAGTAATGTTACCATCTGCAGCTGCTACAATTTTAGTATTGTTAGCATCTCCACCATCATCAAGAGATGAACCTGTGTCTACTTTTACTTGTACAGTATTAACATTAGAGTTAAGAATAAACGCTTCTGTTGCTGCAGCTCCTGCTGTTACAGTTGCATCGTATCCAACTTTAAGGTTAGAACTAACGCTGAATGCTTCAGTAATATTCAAAGCAGCGCCATAAATGACATCTCCTTCTTTAACAGGAATATCAACTTGTGTAGTTGTGTTTCCTGCTGCTGTAGTGAAGTCACCAGGTGTTAGTATAATCTTATCGGTATAACCGTCTGCGATTTCGTTAATAGTTAATCTTGACATAATTTATAATTCCTTTCTGTTAAGCTACAATTTTACCGTGTGCTGCAGGGTGGTATACACCTAGAGTCAACGCACAATCAACAAATCCACGTTCGCCACCACCTAAGTTAGGTAAGCGTGTGCTTCCCATAGGGATGAGGTCGTGAATACCGACATAGTTAGGATTAATAATATAACCATCAGCGTGGTCAGTATTTGCTCCAGTAACTGTAGCAGGTGCTGTATCTGGGTTCATATTAACAATTGACACTACTCCGTGGTCTGACTCATAGAGTTCAACAGACAACTTAATAGTTGTTTGTCCTTGCTCCATGTTTACTTGGCGCATATTTGTCTCTGAATCAACATTTGCACTTAAACGAGCAAAGTCAGAAATACGTCTACGTAAGCCAGTATCAGCAACAAGCATCATATTTGAAGATTCTCCTGTTTGACGGAAGATTTCAGATAGCTGTGTATTAAGGATTGTCTCAGTATAAGCAGTACCTGCATCTGAGTTATTTGCAGTTGGTGTAGCATATGCTGCAGGAATATCGGAAGGTGTACCTGCGATAGTTGTTCCGTCAGCTAACCATTTACCTAAACCACGTAAGCCATAATTAGTTCCTGCACCGTTCTCTACAGAGCGGTCATTGTCACTAAGGATAGTAGCTTCAACGTCACGTTTAAGTTCACGAATTGCTTTTGATTCAGCTTGAGCAACTTTAGCAGGACCAACAGAGTCAACAGCTTCTTGTAAATCAGAAACCATATAATCTCTACGGAATTTTTGCACGTAGTTACCAAGACGAGCGCGCTCTGCGAATTTGTCATCGAATGTAGTGACATCTGCACCTTCAGAGACACCTGTGGTGACTGGAGCTTGCAATTTGTCTACTGTCCATTCAGAAAACGTAGCCGTAGCTTTTTTCTTAGAGGCGGATGAAAGGACTGGTGTTTCTTCTGGCGCAAGGATTGTTAAGACATCTGTCAAATCCTCACGGTTAGAAACAGCAGAACCTGGATTAGTTGTATCGAATGTATTTGAAAACGACATAATTTTTAAGTTTTACTTTCTATTTTGCTTTTGTAAGGTTCTAAGAGCTACAAAATCACTAACACTTCCAGTATTTTGGAATTGCTTTGCAGTTTCACTAAGCTTTTTAGTTGTTCTTGGTACAGTTTTTTCAGATTTAGCTGCTACGGTAGAAGCACTTCTAGGAGGTGCGGATTTAATGGTACGAGGAGTAGTCCGAGTTGGTGGCAAAACTTTTCTGCCGTACATACTATTTGCTGCATGAGCAACTATGTATGGCATCTGTGCCGATACTTCTGGATTAATTTTTTGTAAATCGATTAACCTTTTATCGTTAATCATAGCATTGTACTTTTTGTACGCTTCGCTATTTTTATTTTTCATCCAGGGTAACTCTTGTTCTGCTTTTTCTGCAAAGGCATCTCTTGCTTGAATAGCCGCGTTTTTCTTTTGTAAGGTCTGCATTTGTGCAGGTATAAACTTACGAAGAACATTTTGCGAATGCCTCATTGTTTTGCGTACTTCAGCTTTGGTCAACTCTCTACCATCTACTGTAGCAATAACATCATCGGGTGAATAGTCTCCCTTTTCGTATAACAAGTCTTCAGCCCAGTCCACAACTTCTTGCGCACTATTAGCTTGTTCTTGTAACTCTTGAGGATTCTCGATGTGCTTTAAAGGATTATCTTTTACTACAGGAACTTTTTCTTTTTGCTCGCTTTGCAAGGTATTAAGTTTTTGTTCCATTTGTTCTAAGCGTTCTTCGGCATCCTTACGTTTTTTAGTAAGTTCACCATAGCGTGCTACTGCACGACTATTTAACTTAGAAGATAATGATTTAAGTTCATCTTCCGATAAGTCATCTATATCTAACTGTGAAAGAACATCTGCTTTGGTTTCTTCAACTTCGGATTCGGTTGCACTCTCATTAACAACTTCTTCTTCAACTTGGGATTCCTCCGCTACTTTGGGTTCGCCTTGCGGTAAACCTGCCCGTTGAGCCATAAACTCTGCAGGCGTTAAACTGTTATCCGTATTTTTTTGTTCTGACTCTACGTTGTCAGCCGTGTTTTGTTCTGTCATAATTTTCCACTTTCTTTGCGCCAAAGCGATTGCGATTAAAAGTCATTATACAACCTTATACAAGCTTACTAAAAGTACCATCGTGTTTTCTACGAATGGACTCCCAATCTGACATCTGAAGTATTTGGTCATACGTTAAAATTCTACCAGAGATTTGCTTCATATTGTCACCATCTGCTTCGTGCAGTTCGGCTATGGCTTCTTCTCTTAGTGAATGTATTACAGAAATAAACACAGCAAAGTGTTCATTGTGCTGTAAGAATTTAAGGGCTTCTTCTAGACTCATTGATTAATACCTTGTGTTTGCATTGCACCCATAGATGCAGGTTGTGTACCTACTTTACCTATCTGAGCGTTTTGTGCTTGCTGTTGCATAAAGGTATATTGACCAATGTATTTCTGTAACCTAGCTTGGAAAGCTTCGTCAGTCTGCGCACGCTGTGCAATATCTGGTTGCTTAACATAGTTTTGTATTACTTGCATTGCGACTTGCGCACCATTTGGTCTAGCAGGCATTTCAATTCCTGCAAAAATCTTAGCTAAATCATCGGTAACATCTTGCATCATCTTATCTGCTGCTTGTTTACCTTCTTGTAAAATGCTATCTGCCATTACAGGGTCAATAGAATTAGCTACAGTTTCTAGTAGAGCATCCATATTGATACGACCAGAGCGGTCTAACTGAGTAAGCGACACTAAAGAGTTTAGTTTTTTCTCTTGTGTATCCTTGTCAGTATTCAATACATCGTAAGATACTACAATATCATAGCCTTCTTCTGCACTACCTTTAGAAAATTTCATAGGGTCTGGACTACCAGTAACCTTAAAGAAAACTTCATCTGGCCCAAATCTTTGAAAGCACTTCCAAGTCATTTGCAATACTTCTGCAGCATGATTTAAGAACTTGTCTATTAAGAATTGTCTACGTATAGGAGCTAATGGGTTTTCAAAATCTAATCCTACTAAAGCATCTGCCTGTTCCTCTAAAGTTCTTTCTATTTCTATAGAACCTGTTGGCGGTGGTGGCGTAGGTGCAAAGTCTAAATCTCCTTTTCTTCTGTAAGGAATCATTCTACCAGGACCCCAATCCGTTGGTGCTTGTCCTACTGGATGCAATATCGGAGGTAATGTAGCTAAACTGTTTCTATCTATTCTAGAATCACGCTCTACCTTTACTTGGTTCTGTATACCACGTAAAACATCTGGAATAGTCATTGTATCGTAAAGTCTTTTAGAATCTTCAGATAGCTTAGTGACTACTACAGGGTAATCTTCGTATCCATTAAGTAATTCAAACTTAGCGTAAGCAGGACTTTCGTCTCCTCCGCTATAATCTTTATGAAAGACTGTACAGTAAATACCTTCTGAGCCATCCTCTTCGTCAAATAATCTTTGATAACCATAAACGATTTCAATTAAATCATCTGATTCATAAATACTATCGCTTACATTGTTTGCTCTACGCCCCTCTTGCTCATTCTCTATAGAGTTTATATTGATACCTCGGTAGCGTTCAATCATTACATCTACAAAGTCTTGGTCCCATCCATCTGTTACTACTTTATTTTCTAGCTCTTGTGCCGTGTAGTATGTACGCCAAAAACAATAAGGCGCTCTTTGTGGGTCTGTTACATAGCTAGGAAAGAAGAAATCTCCATCGGGTGCAAGTGTCTTGACCTCTGGGGCATCTACTTGTCTTCTTACTGTAGGTAATTCTGCTTTACCTGTTTCCCTTAAATCTTCTATGGCCTTCTTTGCTCTTTCGGAGTTTACTCCTGGGAACGCAGCAATCATTAAGTTTATTACATTTTCTATTTCATCATTGTCTGCTATAGACTGAGCTATCTCTGGAGATGCTGTTGAAATTTGTTCAAGACTTATTTCTTGTAAAAACTTTCTGTCTTCTCTTTGCCATCCAATGTATGTAACTAAAATGCCTCGTTCTAATAAATAGTTAGCACCTAGTTCCATTTCTTTTTTAAATCTAGGTATGTATCCACTAGAAATCATCCACTTTAAAAAGTTGGATACTATTCTAGCTCTAGGAATATCAGAAGTTTCTGTTGGAAATGCTCGTACGTTTGCTCTAGATACAGCAGACATGAACATAGATACAAGTCTAGTTATGCGTTCGTCAATAACATGGGACTCAATATCCGATGCACCTTCCCAAGGAAAAGCATCTGCACCGTGCTTGCGGTGGTCGCGGCTTTTCCCATTCCACCAATTACGCCTATCATCATAACTTGTTCTGCATAAGTCAAAATAATACTCAAGGTCGGCAATAGTTTTACTGTATGCCCAACGCAAAGTTTGTACGTCTGGCGTTTTGCTTACATAAGTAAGAGCTTTAGAGGCTTCTGTTTCTTCCATTGCGAAAAATTATAACACATTAATCAACACTAGGAGGTTGCACCCATTTAAATTTAGGTTCTTCTTCCTTGTTGTCTACTTCTATATAAACATACTTGCCAACTGCACTTGCTCCTTGCATTCGTCTAGGCATTAAAATCGGAATCTTTCTAAGCATTTCTTTTATGTATACATAAGAGAATTTAGGATTAGGGCAAACAGATAACACTTTTCCTCTGTATACTTGTGCTACAGGGATAGATGTATCCATTATATCTTGTCCTTCTTCGTTTATCCACGTGCTTTTACCACGTCCTGTGACCATATCTTCATCAAGATGCAATGAGGAAATTTCTAATGCTTTATCAAAAGAAATCCCCATTTCATCCGCTATTTCTGTTAGTTTTCTTTTAGGCATTAGTATCCTCCTTTAGATTTGCGGGTTGTAGTTAAATTATGTCCGTCTACATGGTCGGGTCCTTCGCCACCATTGGACATTCGTAAATATCTCAGTACATCAAAAAAGTCTTTTAGTGCTTCGTCTGCTTTACCCTTTGCGTTGTAGTTAATAATGCTGTCTATAAGATTGCCGCAATCTTTATGAATATAGCACAGAGGTCTATTAGCATTGTCTATTTTTACATCGGGGTTGTAGTTAAACCAATCGTCTAGGGCAGAGATACCCATATCTTCACCTCTGCCATCAGATGGCACGAAATCCATACCGAAGTCGCTAAAGGATGTAAACAAGTCATCATTGTTCTCATTCTCTCTAGCAAAATATCTAGAGTCACCTATTCGCTCAAATACTTTAATCCCTAAGTCGGACTCTATGTCCTTGAATAGCTCTACATATCCTTCAACATTGTATCCAATCTTTTTAGAAGCAGGTCCGTATCTCCATTTTGGGTCGCCAAAAACAGCCCACTCTCCGTATGAGCCTCTATCGGGCCACTCCCTGGAAATAAAGACTCGTCCTTCCTTATCAACTGCAGCCCATATCGCAGTATAGTTTCTTGCTCCTGCGGGGTCGACCACACAATAATTAGTAAATCGTCCTCTATTCTTAATATCTGGGAAGGTGTGTCCATATTTATTTGGGGTTTCTGATAATACATTAACTTCAGTATTAAACAATGGCAATAAGCTAGTCATTGATTTAACTGGCACGCCATATGCTCTAACCATAATTTCTTCTTCTGGTCTATTCCTTAGGTCTTTTGCTATACGCTCATAACCACCAAAGGGGTTTTCATCAGAATGAAGGTAAATTATACTTGCATCTCTTTCGGTGCTATATTGCTTAACTGGTAATGCTTTATCTAATAACTCAGCTTGTCGTGTTTCTAATGTTTCTGCTCCTCGTAGGTATTCATTTATAAACGGAGTGTACCCATCAATAGGGGTAAACCCTATTAGTAACTTAGAATCTCTAGTCGCTAGTCGGAAACGCAAGGTATTTACCAAGGTTGCATCACCCAGGTACTCATCAAGCCAAGCTCCTATGTTAGTACCCTTAGGGTTTTTAAACCCGAACTCGAATCCTTCTAAGATGGTCTGATTGTTACTGAACTGAGTATAAGTCTTAAAGTCTACTCTAGTCTTAGTATCTGGGAAAATAA